GTCCTCTGCAAGCATTACGTCCGTGGTTCTTGCAATTGCACCTGTCACTCTCTGTGATATATCAAAGTTATTGACAAAAGTGTGCATTCCATTGCCAGAATAATCGATGACTAAAGAAGAGTTTCCTATTCCGTCTTTACTAAATGTTCCGCTTGGTTCATTGAACCTAAAATACAGAGATAGATCAGACTGAGCGTATAGTTCCTGCTTTCTGTATTTGCTAACTTCGTCGTCTGATCTCGCAGATTTAAAAAATCTATATTCGTCCATTGCTCCTGAAAGCGTCTGCTGAGGTTCAAAAGTTTCTGTTCCGAATACATGTTTTGACCCGGATCCGATTAGTAAAGATGTGCCTACAAAGTTAAAGCCACCAATAGTAGAGCTATTCGATGAAGTCACTTGCTGGCCGTTCACATGAATAAGAAACTTATTTGTGGCTCCCCTATCATAAACAGCAGCTATATGATTAAACTTCGCTTTGTCAATTACAGTTCCTACTTTAATGCTTTTATATTCATCGCTTAGCACAAAAATTAGCTCGGCTTCACTTGTAGGCGATGACATCTCGTTAGAGGCAGAAATGCCTATGGTAAACCCTTTTGTTTGACTCTCCAGGCGCTGAGTTATTATTTCGTTGTCGTTTTCTCCACTCGGAACATAGAGCGAAAACTCCACAGAAAAAGGGCCTGATTCAAAATCTAATTTTGGTTCTGATTTTTTGTCATTAATAGCATCAGGAAGACCAGATCCTTCGTAATCTTTAACAGAAAGATAATTCCCTAAACTATTATCTGCGGTGTCATCTAAGCTTCGGGAAAATATCAAGAACCCGGTGTTCTTTGGAAATCTATCAAACACATGCTTTTCAAATCCAGAAATGCCGTTAAAGAATTTTTCGTGCTCGACTCTTGTTCCATCAAATGGATAATTGTTAATGATTTTATCAAAAGCAATCTGGACTTTATTCCTAGCAGAATTAAAAAAAGTATGATTCTCAAACTTAGAAAAGTCTACATTAATCTGCTGCGTATTTTTAAGACCGGAGCCTGCGGGGTCAAACCTAAATGATCCGGTTGGACTCATAGCACCGAATGAATCCTGGGCTGACTGAGCTAATGTTATGTTAGAAACTTTGGCGGTGCCGTCCTGATTTTTAAGCTGACTTGGCTTAAAGAGTTGCCCTTGATAGTAGTTGTCTTTTCTCGTCGTCATCTTAGTTCACAGTAAAGTGGGTTCTTTTGTCTTTTGTTATTTTTCTTGCGCCGCGGTGGACGACCAAATACTCAAACGTATACGTTCTGCCTCGAGGCAAAAACGAAAAGTGGAAATCAAAAAACATTCCTGATTTGTCTGTTGAGACCCTTGTCGAATTATCAGATTCACCAAAATCAATAATTACTTTTCCGCTATCTCTATCTTTAACTCTGTAGTAGACTTTATCAAAGATTTTAGAAGTCTTTTTGTAAGCTCTTTTTACTGGCTTATCATATTCTTCATTATGATCAATTCCAAATAGTCTTACTCTTTCCTGCGAGTCTCTGTCGTAATTTTGAAGTAAATTGGTCGCATAAAGTTCTGGATCGGAAGCTGCTAAATTCTCTGCATCTCGGGTCGGAAGATTTAAAGTTATCGATCCCGTGTAGTATCCAACCGTCTCATCTGTGCTATACCAAAATTCTTCAAATTTAATTTCTTTTTCTTTGGATATTAAAGAAGTCAAAGTTTTCTTTTTGTCGTATAGTGTTGTTACATTAGACGGTATCGCGAAAGATGCGGAGTATAATCCCTTAGAATTAGTACTCTCAGTCCCTTCTTTGTGCTGAGAGACATCTGTTGTAAACTCGTAGTCTCCTTTTTTTAATTTAAGCGTCATGCAGTCGTCGCCTGTTACTTCTTCAAGGGCACTGCCTGATACTATATTAGCCCTATCTGATCGTACATAGTTCTGTAAGAATAGAGAACCTGTCACATCGAATAAAAAATTCCCATGATTGTCCTGAATACTGTCATCAAAAGAAACTTCTATTCTCGGACGTATATGAGGATTTGCGACGTGTCTCGAGGCGAATCGCTTAACAAATCTAGACTTTCCGTCTGTCTCATCTGTTCCGCTCAAAGATATCCTAAAGCCTTCGTCAGGTAAGATACCTGCAAGTGTTGCGGAGACTAAAGTCGTAACATCAACCTCTAAGTCTTCCGTTCCGTTTTTGAATAACTGAGTTTGAAAAAGATTAATTACTCCGTTACCGTCGTCAAGATTTCCTGAGTCTATAATATCGATATCTTCAGACCCTAACACGCCTGACTTGTTAGCTCCGGATAAATTCCATAATGCAGACGCACCTGTCACGTAAGACGCAGTAATAAAGTTAGCAGCGTCTAGGTCTCCAAAAGAAGCTACGTCTCGGCCGACGCCTTCGTCAAAAGACTTACTCAAAGGAAATACGATTACATTAAAGTTTGAAGGAACCGCGTGGCCGCTCTCGACATCGAATAGTTTAAGCTTAGCACTAAAGTTGGATGAATTAATATTTGCTTTTGATGCAGTCAATTCTTTTAAGTTTTGATAGTCAAATTTTATTAATAATCTAGAGACTTCATCTTGTGATCCAGAACCTCTTAAAAGTGTCTCATTGAACAATCTAAAAAGATCAAGAGTTCCAGCTCGGCCGACATTGGCGTCGTCAGCTACTAATCGACTATCTACTATCTTATTAGTAATGTACGTGTCTTTGCTTGATGTACAGAAGATCTTCATTTTATATCGCGTGTCCTTTTATATCAAACTCTGGGAATTTTAGCTCGAATATACCACCTGTAGGAGGTCTTAGAATTCCTTTTTTGGTGCTAGCCTCAAATGGGAATGTAAATGTAGAGTATTGTCTGTCGATCTCAGTCCCATGCTTTGGGAATATCACGAGGTCTACTAGAGAAATGACGCTCTCTGTGTTTATTATAATGTTGGTGAAGTCATCTATTACCATAGGCTGATCTATTTGAAAATATTTCATTTGAAAAGCTGAGGCTATTTTTCTATTAATATTCTGCAAGACAACTTGTTTATTAGCTGTTTTCTCAACATAAACTTCGTAAGTTACGCCAAAATTAATTACACTGGCATCTAAAATATCAATAGCATCTGATATTAGTCTAAACTCGTTTAAATACTTGCTTAGGTTTGTTTTCAAGGCATCAGGAGAAATAGTTAGATTTCCATTTTTGTCTTGACTTATCACATACATTAACAAGGCAAGAGGATTTGTAGGACTATCAGCTAAACCTACCCTAAATACTCTTCCAAATCTGGCAGGAAGTGTGTATATTCTTGCTAGCAAGTCCTCGCGAGTTACTGTTCTTGTCTGAGCGTTTCTTGCAGACTGTATTAAGTTTCTTAAATACTCTATTTCAGGTGGATTCGCGGCTCCAAGCGCAGGTGTAGGATTTGTGACTTTTATTGATTGTCTCACAGCAAGAGCGTCGGCTGCGTCGGGACTTTTTCTAAACTCTAGTGATAATGTTTGTACTGTTTTAATTGTTTTGCTATCCACATTGTGGTCTAGACCGCCTCCGTGACGATAGAGTATGCTCAAAGAAGTCCCTCTGGGAGATATCCCTAGGGTTTGAGTGCCTATTAAAGAATTAGGGTCTATAGAGAATCTACTGAATGATTTTTTCCCATACAAGTCTAAAGAAAGGTCACTTGGATCGGGAATTATGTCATCGTCTAAGACACTTTCGTTTCCAGCGCCAAAACGAAGGGTTGTCTTTCTAGAAGACAGACTCGTTGTCTTGACAAATCTTCTTGGACAGGGGATTACTTCCAAAGTCTTAGGAACATCGTCGAAATCATCTGGACTCGTATTATCCACAGGAATAAAGACAGTATCTTGACTTAAAGATTTAACTTCATAGTAGACGTTCCCATCTGTATCTTTTACAGAAAGAATTTCAGAGACATTTGGACTAGACAAAGTTATTTCTCTAAAAGGCACATGTGTGTCAGGTACTGAGACGACTTGTTGTGTCTCTTTTCCAGAAATGGCCACCCCGCCTAATGACACTTCCATCTGAGTTGGTACTCCATCAGCTGTCTTCGAAGTCACATAGTCAGGCACAATATTACCTAAGACATCTACAGCGGCGAAGTCTAAGTCTTCTGTTAAGTTGAAAATAATTCCGCTATCAGAAGAAAAAGTTGTTCCTGCTAGAACAATGGGCAACGCTGTAGCTTTTGGTATGTACTTATCCAAAGTTGTGTCTAGAACGGCGGGGACTTTGACTGTCACAGTTATATCAGCCACGGAAGGAGCGGCTCCGTATACCTCCACGCCGGCGTTTCTTAGATGAGTAACAACACTTTCTGTTTCTACAGCACTTTGAGGATCCAGTTCTCTAAATTGGTGATCTAAGTAGAAAGACATTGTATCTGCAACAGTCGCTGCAATATCTACCAACATTCCGGCGACGGAAGCTTCGGAAAAGTCCTGTATTTTATCAGGGAAAAATATGCCGGCCTGTTCTATTAGATTCTGTCTAAAACTTTCAAAATCTTTAGCAAGATAAGATCTAGTTGAAGAGCCTGCTTTAAGATTCTTTTTTACTTTATTTGCCATATTACTGTTTTATCCTAAGCTCAATACCATCGCTTCGACGGTCTGGGTGCCTATCGAAAGAGATGGAACATTAAATTGCACCCTCACACCAACCCTGGCAAGAGCGCCATCTAGACTAGTTTCTCTAATTGGTTCAAATGTGGTAAGCGATACATAAGGCATGTATTTGCTAACTGTGGCTGATATTCTGGATACTGCTGCTGTATCTGCAGATTCTGTGCCTAGTTCATACGCAAGAGGAAGAAGATTTGCTCCGTAATCGCCTAGCATTACTCGCTCTCCGTGGTTGGTAGCCAACATATTTCTAAGATTGTCCTTTATTTGCAGACCTAGATTGGTGTGCATATGGAGAAGAGAAGAGTTGGCAGAGCTTATTCGGATCGGTGTCGCTATTCCAATAGGCTTATTGGGGGGTGAAGCTATTAGACTCTCTTTGTATTGATCAAAAGTTTGTCCCGCACTAGCAAAATCGTATACTTTAGTTTCTTGTGACACTTTACACCTCTGCATTAATTATGGTCTATTGTAAGCGTCTTGTATCTATGATA